TACGAGCCACTATTTCAGTATTGTATAAAATAACAAATAAAAACTGAGCAGTAAAGGAGGAAACCTGCTCAGAAAAATTTCATAGTAAATTGTATATAGTATTCAATTATAATATAAAATACAATTTTCTTATAGTATCAAATTTTTTGCTGTCTCTAGTAAACTTTTTGCAGTTAATTGTACCTCAGGACTCTTATCCATATTTGATAAGTTAATAAAAGTGCAAATCAAAGACTTTAATAGCTCTTCCCTATCTTCCCCAGACTGGTAAAGTTCAAAAACCAGCTCCTCTAGGCTATCCTTCCCTAAACCCATTATCTAGTATCCTCTCAATCAGTATTTGTTCTTCTAAAGTTAAGTTACCTAATGATACCCAACTACCTTCTAGTCTTTTTTGTATCACTATCCCAATATCACTATCCCTATATATTCTTAAATTGGTTCCTATATGTTCAAAATAATCCATATATAATGTTCTTTGAGTCTCGTCTAATTTAGCCATAAACCATTCTGGGGCTTTTTGCCTATAGTTAGATATTTTAGCTTTTTCCATAGCATAATAATTTCTATATGCTTCTACAGAATCCCCCTCCATTTTGTATCTGTCTGGAAGTAGCTGAGGAAATTCCATAAGTCCTCCTTTGGGTAATTCTGGAACCGTTATAGAGGATAAGTCTATGGTAGTATTATGATATTTACCATAAATAGTATAGAAATGACGTTGCACCGACTTAGCGTACTCTACTAACCACTCAAAATTAGATTTAGAGATACTAGCCCAGCTAACTATGGCATTGCTTTTATTTATTACTTTCTGAGGCATGGAAGAATCGGTATAATTTTCTAATACCGTACAAATAACGGTACAGGCACTACCCAACTGACAGGATAAATGTTTGTCAGATAAGTATATTCCTGCTAGTTCTGGATTACTGTCTAAAAAATAAATCATAAATTTAAAGTTTCCTTATTTCTTATATATACATTGTAACATATTGTTAATGTTTTGTCAAGATATATTGATATAATTGATTATTAGTGGTATTATATACACTATTAAGGAGTTAATTATGAATGATTTAGATTATCAAATAACTTACTGGAATAAGAACTTAACTAATTATTATAATCCTAGAAAAGTAGTAGAAATTAAATATTATGATAAGAATAAAATCTCTTTTAAGTTATATATTAGAAAAGAAAGTGAGTTACTCGATAATAATTTTAGAAAATTCTTCCAAGATAAGAGGAACAGTGTTAAATTAGGGGGAATTCTGAAAAAATTATTAAATAATTATAAGTTTACCCAAGATGCAGGTTCATTTTTTAAAGGATTTTTCAATCCAACAAATTGGAAAAGATATGAAAAAGATTATATAGTTTACGAGTATTTTGTATCTAAGTAAGATTTATATTATATTTAGATTTAACCAACTAAGTATAAGAATATGATTAAAGATAAAGATATAAGATTAAAATACCTCCTAGAAAATAAAGAATTTTTCAATCAAGGAATATTTATTAATGAATATGACATAAATGGGAAAAATAGAGTAGATTTTGCTCTGTTCAGGGATGGATATTTTATAGGATATGAAATAAAATCAGAAGCAGATAATTTAAAAAGATTTATTCCTCAGCTAAAAACATACCTTAAATTTTTTGATTATATTTATTTAATTGTACATCACAAACATTTTGAAGAAGTTTGTAGCATTCTTAAAAGGTATAAATTAAATAAAGTAGGGATTGTGTCAGTTAAGGACGATTTGTCTTTTGAAATGAGCAGAGAAGCTCTTATAAACGATAAAATAAATAAGTTATATAGCAAGGTTAGAAATCTAAAACAAGAAGATTTATTAGATTTGTGTAAAAGTAAAAATTTAAAAATAAATAATTTATTAAAAGAGACTTTAATAAATCAATTAATAGGTAAAATAACCCTAGAAGAAGTTTCCAGTAAGCTAACTCAGAGATTAAAAGATACTTATGTCCATAAATGTCCTAAATGTAGAAGTAACTTAACCTTCAGGACAATAACTAAAAACATAAAGGAAACAATAGATAAGAAAATAAATGTTTTAGAAAACAAGTGTAAGATAACTTGTTTTGAGGTAATAATAACCTCAAAAATTATTAAATGTATTGAGTGCTCTCATGAATTCAAACACTCAGAGAATAGGGTATCCAGTAAGAAAATAAAATACATAAAGGAATATAAACTATGAAAGACATTAGTTTATATTATAATTAGATATATTATAAGGAACTCACTATGATTAGTAGATTTCAAAAAATAATAGAATTTTGTAGCGTTATCAATGAAAAAGAGACTTGTAATGTTTATGGAGATAACTATAAAGTACAGGACATTATAAACTTTGCTAGAAAATTTGACCCCACTTTAATTACTTTATCTAAAGCTCTTGAAGTGATAGATAATATGGAATTAGAGCAGGAACTAAAAAGGGTTTTAAAAAACAAAGACAAAAGTTATAATTATTAAATGGGAGTATTAAAATGAACGAAAGATTTGAAAGTTCTTATGACTTTATAGCTAGGCTACAATTAAGAAAGATGCAAGAATCAGCTAAAGAAGTAGAGATACAACATACTACCCCTAGTGATATATCTGGGGAAGGAACTACCCAAAAGGTAGACCTGAAAAGAGTTAAAAAAAGAGTAGATAAAGCTAAACCCGCTAAAGCTAAAAACGACAAAGCTCCAGATATTGAGCATACTGTCCCTAAAAATATATCTGGGGAAGGTAAAGCAAAAGCTAAATCTGAAGAATTGATTAATGAAAATATTCTGATGCTTAGTGCCCTAGAAAAAATTATGAATCCTAACTCTACTGGAAAAGAAGGTGCTCTAGGAGTTGCAGAATATCTTAAATCAGCTATGGGGGGTCAGATGGACCCACAACTTCAACAGTATATCGATAACATTATGGGTATCATTACAAGAAAAAGTACTGCTGATAAAGTGGACAAGAACGTACAATCTGGAGGAAACCCTTCAATTAAGCCTAGTGTATAGACTATAAAAATAGTAATAAGTTTTATCCGTCGACCTTAAATCGACGGATATTTTTATATTATATTTAGAAAACATAATAAGTCAAGGTGGATTTATGTCTTTAGATTTTATAAAACAGTTAATGGACAAATTGGATTCTGAAAAAGAAGAGGAATCTTTTGAGGAAGAAGAAATACCTAAATCAGATATATACGATGTTATGAAAATATTAGATAGATATAAAAAAGAAGAAGCTTTAGGAAAATTGTATAAAGCAAAATTCGATTACCACAGAGATAGCAATTCAATATGTTTAATAGTGAGTTTTAACAATCTTAAAAAAACAGATAGATTACATAATCTTTTTAATTCTGAATTTATTCAGAACCTTTTTAATGAATTAGCAGAATTAAATATAAGTAACAACTTCAAAAAAAGAATAGCAGATAAAAGAAATTATAAATTAGACTTGTTTGGAGACATGGGAGTTTATAAAACTCCTTATTATAGAGTTTAATATTATATAAATATATTTATATTTCTTTTCTCTTTAGAGAATTAATCTTAATAACAAGAAACGAAACTATACAAACTTACATAGTAGTAATTGTATCTTGTCGGAAACTGAAGGAATTAAAATCTTGACATAATTATAATAATATGCTAAAATGTTATCAGATGGGTAAAATGCTGAAGAAATGGTTTAGATACTCTTCTGTATGCAACAACGAAGTCTCCCTGTAAATAAATTGTTAAACCATCTCCTAGAGATGAATGTACTGGGTGAAACGCTGATAAAAAAAGCAATCTCACTTAAATAGTTACAGAAGTTTTCCATACAGTTGTTCTTTCAAAGCCCAGACCTGTTATCCTAATAGGTTAAAAAGCACGTTCATAGTTACCTCTCTTTGAGGAGAATAGGGTAGTTTAACCCTGTTAAGAAGAGTAAACTTTGACTGTATATGGAAATCCCTTATTATTAATCTTAATAACAAGAAACGAAACTATACAAACTTACATAGTAGTAATTGTATCTTGCTATCATTGAATCTAGGCTTAAATTACCTTTGCACATTGACCACACTCTGTCATCTTAGCATCTTTGTAATATTTGCCTCATTTTAATTAAAATTAAATATATTTATGTAGTATTGACATATCCTTTGCGTTGTGTTATAATATTGTTATGGGTGAATATTGAGGATTGGGTTTGTTAAAGGATTTTATAAAACTTTATAAGAATTCTATTCCTATAAGTGGGTTAGTTCCAGAGGAGAATGAAAACTTTAAATGTTTTCAACTTAAAACTGGTCTTCCTGTAAGTATGGTTATAGTTAAGGATACTATAAAATATCAATATCCTATTAAAACCTTTTGGAAGTACTTTGAAGAAAATCCTTGCTTCTGGATGATTCCATTAGCCACCCCCAGCAAAAAAATAATAGGGTTTGTGCTAAGAGGCTATGACCAAAAAGAATACAGAACTGTGTTTAATTACAAAGATAGTATTCCCCCTATCTTTGGATGGGAGGATTTTTCAGATTTTAGCTATGATAAACCCGTAGTTGTCTGCGAAGGTGTTAAAGATGCTATTTGGCTAAAACAGTATTATAAATACTGCCTAGCCTTGAATGGCTCTGAGATAACTACTAGCAACTTAGAGATTTTTAAAAATGTTATTTCTAAAATAGTTTTATGTTATGACAATGACAAAGATAAAGAAAAAAACGTAGGTAAAAAATCTACTAACAAAGAAGAGAATAGGATACACATGATACTTACAACATCCACAGATTGGCATGTTCAACATAAAGTTATTACCCCAGAACATAAAGACTGTGCTATGTTCTTAGACAATTCATTAGGATTGGATAAATTTTTAAATAAATTAAAATTTGCAATAGAAGATTTAGGAGGAGTTTATGAAGTTAATTAGGGACAAATTTTTAAGCGGTGAAGTATATACCTTAAGTATTAAGGAGATAGATAAATTTTTTGAGGATAATTATCCTTTTAAGATGTCTAACTCGGGTACTGAAACTTTTCTAAAAAGTTTAAAAATTCCTGTAAGTTATTTTATAAAACAGCCTGTAGAAACTCAGACGGAACTATTATTAAATCAGAAACAACTATTCACTCCCCAAGATAAGGAACTCATAGTTTTAAAAAGAAACGATATTATAGAATTTGTTACCATGCTAGATTCCGAATATTTTAATGAGCTAGGGGACAGAGTACCTGTTAGTAAAGATTGGATTTTTATTGAAGAGGATTTAAAATCTGGATATCAGAGATATTTCCTGACTACTGATAAAGTAGTAAATGATGCTTATATGCTGGGAACTTTTATAGATTATCCTATATTATTTTCTAAACCTATGGTAGTTAATGTTGGCTTCTACAAAGTAAGTTCTGTAGATTCTGAAAAAAATTCAGAGATATTAATTCCCAATACTAAGATAAGACTAAAAAATGAAACTCTTCCAGAAACAGACCATAATAGATATTTCTTAGACCTTATTGACAATGTTAAAAAAGTTAATATAGATAAAACAATTCAACACTTACAAAATATTAGTGTGGATTCTGAATCTTGTATTAATCTATTATTATCCTTCGAGAAAGACAAATTGATAAATAAATCTCAGAGTAAGAAAATAAGAAAATATATCGAGAAAGAAGAGTTGCAGATAGCCAATCTTTTGGAACTTGTTGAAATTACTAATTTATTTATACTTAATCTTAAAACTTATAGTTCTAAATTTAAATTTAAACATGATACTGTTCATGCTATTTTATTAAAACATAATAAATTACCTAATGTAGATTTTATACAAGACTTTCAGGAGGGTTATTAACATGTGTGAGAACTATAAATGTATTGATTTAGAATGTCCGAACTGCAAGTGTAAATTAAGGGTAGTTCAGGAAGAACCCCAAACAGAAGATAAAGCAGATAGTAAGAAGATGAATTTAAATGATAATATGGATAATTCACATAACTTCAATTTGAATGATTAAGGAAAACTGTATGTCTGAAACACCGAAAAAGTTATATGGTAATTATAAAAAAATACAAGATATCTATGACAAAGAGGGTCTTTGTAGTAAAGAATTTTATTTTCAAATAATTGCTTATGTTAAAAGACTTTTAAATAAATACTTATTACAGAAACAGTTCAATGAAGATAATATTAATGACTGTTTCGTGGTTATTTATGAAAAAGTTTTAAAGAATTATGATGTTAATAAGGGATGTCTGGGAACTTTCATTCATACAATAGTTAGAAATTATTGTACTAAAGTTAATTATCGTTTGATAAATAATCAAAATCCTATATCTTTAGATTTTGAATACATAAATAAAGATGAATTAAGATTATTTTCAAATGATTCTTTAGAAGATGAAGAGATAGAAGACGATAATTTAGATAACGTGGAGAATTACTGTAGTAAATTAAAATACGACGATGCTTATGATGATATAGAGTATTATTGTGATATTGTCAAACAATACGAAAAGTTAAAAGAGCTTGAAAATGTGGATATAAATGAGTTACATAAGTTAGATGCGGTGAGGAAAGATTTATTATGGAACATGCTGAAACAACAATTCAACCATCGTTAAAAATACCAGTGAATAGAACCACTTGCATCCTGTTCTATATTAGTAGGAATATGAATTTAGACTTCCCCACTTTATATTCTATATACAAAGATGTGGGAGTGGATATCTTCAAATTCTTTTTTATGTGTGCTGGTAAAAAAGTAAGTTTTCCGAAAGAGGAAAAACTTTACGGGTTCATACAAGAAGCCGAGGAAATATTTTCTAAGGTTACTGTTAATCCTAAAAAGAAAATAGATAAAGCTAAAACTTTAGACATCTACCAAGAATTTATAGAAATTATTGATAATGATTCTATGGAGATTATTTTGTAATATGGATTCTGATGATAATAAAGATAAGATAATAGATATTACTGCGGAAGTAAAAACCTTAGTAAATACTAAGAACAGGATAAAAAAGAATCTAACCCCTGATAAGTTCATGGGGTTAGTTTCAAATGAAATGGGTTGTGTTAGAAAGTGTAATAGAATTATTAGGAAGATAGAAAAGTACCTATGCTCTGATGAATTTATTTTTGCTTTAGAACCCAAAGATTTAATACAGTTGTTAAATAGTGTTGTAAAATCCAAATATGCCAGTTTAGGTTTTTTAACTAAGCTATATGATATCTCTACTAAGAATGAAATACTCCGAGCTTATTTTCAAGAGCTTCCGTCTCACAAGTCTGGAAGCATAGCCCAAGATGCTAAGATAAGAGAATTTGTTAATGAGATGAAGAGAAGAGCTAGAGAGAACAATGACTTACCTCCAGAGAATTAACTATACTGAGGATGTTTTCACTAATTATAAAGACCTCTCAATCTGGGATAAGGGAGAGGCTATTTATTATGCTGAGGAAGATTCCTATATAGAAAAACCTGTAGATATTGTTACTTTTATAAAGGACCCTTATTATTTAGGAAATTCTCTAGGCGACGAGATTTATGATTATTGGTTAGAATTATTACAAGAGATACATCCTCATCCTTGTATAAACATGTATAACGAGTTTATACTTTCTACCGCCATAGGTGTTGGAAAAACAACCATAGCTATAGCATCTATGGTATATGAGATGTATAAATTAATGTGTTTAAAAGACCCGTACACATATTATTTACAGACTAAGAAGTTAGACCCTTTTGCTTTTACTATTATGACACCTGATAAAGCTCAGGGAAGTTCTGTTGCTTTCTCTAAATTCCTAGGTATGGTAAATACATCTCCCTATTTTATAGAGAAGAAAGCTACCCCTAAAGCTAGAACCACAGCCTCCGATGAAGGTGTAATTATTAATGATATAATCCTAGTAAATATTGGTTCTAACATAAACCACTTGTTAGGTAAGATGAATTTTAGTTGTTTAATGGACGAAGTATCTTACTATTTAGGTAAAGAGGCTATTAAAAAGGCTGAAGATATTCACCAACTCTTTAAAACAAGAAGAAAATCTAGGTTTGATAAATTTAGTGATTTCATGCCTGGTATTTTATGGTTGGTAAGTTCTCCTGTAGATGAACAGGACTATTTGAATTCTGCTATAGAGACTGTAAAGTCTAACCCTTTTGGTAACTACCGAGATAATCTTTCATCTTGGCAGGTAAAAGGGGCTTTTACTAAGGATACTTTTAAAGTTTTCTTAGGGGATGCTAAGAGAGACCCTAAAGTAATAGAAGAAGATGAAAAAACTACTCCAGATATGGAAGAGAGTATAATAGATGTTCCTTATAATTATTATACCGAGTTTAAAGAAGCTTTAATAAGAAATATAAGAGATATAGCGGGACGTAGAGTTCATGCAGATGTATCTTTATTTAAATCAAGACAACTTATTAGAAGTTTATTTGTGAATCCTAACCGATTTGTTAGCGATACTATTAGTATGAGTTTTAGCGACCCTTCTGATAAATTAGAAAACTATGTTACTAATCTCGAATACTTCAAAAGACCTTTACATCAAGACAGTTTTAGATTTGTACACTTAGATATAGCTACTAAAAAGGATAGATTTGGGTTATCCTCTGTCTATAGCACCTTAGAAGAGTTTGAATTAGTACCTACTATAGAAAATCCAGAGATACCTAGAGCAAAAAGAAGAGAGAGAATGTTCTATGTAGATTTTGCTATAGGCATAGAGGCTAAAAAGGGAGAAGAAATAAACATAATAAAAGTAATAGACTTTTTATTCTTACTAATAAAAATGGGATACCCCATAAAAGTAATAACTACTGACATGTTTCAAGGAGATGTTACAAGACAGTTCTTAAGAACAAGTAATGTAGAAACTGATTACTTATCCGTGGATAGAACTAAAGACCCTTACTATACTCTGAGGGAGCTAGTCTATACTAATAAAATAATAGGTGTTAAAAATGAATTGTTAATAACAGAATTATTAGGTCTTAGGGATTTGGATAAAAAGATAGACCACATATCTAATAATTCTAAGGATATTGCTGACTCTGTATGTGGTGGTATTTGGAAATGTATTAATTCTAAAGATTATATGAACAGAAATCAAGTTTATATGGATTTATCTAACAAAGATGGAGGTAGCCCTGATTTGGGACTTGGATTATCTCAATTAATGAGACAGGCTAGAACACAACAACAAAAAGAACAAATAAATAAAACATGGAACTTTAAATAATTTATATTATAAGTAGGTTTATTCGGAGGTTTTTATATGCCTTTTGGTGGTGGTTTTGAATTAAGTCAAGCAATGAATATATTTAGAGGACTAACAGGTCATTACGATTTAAAACCTGATAGTACTAAGACGTTTGATTTAACGAATAGGTATAATTTACCCATAGATTCTTACGGGGACTATTCCAGAAGTAATGTTATCGGTCAGATAATGAAACAGATGGGAGCCAGTTTTAAATCTAGGGAGGATTTAATAAAAAATTTAATGACTGTACGAGATAATGAACTTGTGCAGACTTTGCTAACTTCTTTATATAATGATGCTTTTAGCAGTGTATCTGACGATAAATTTATATCCATAGAATATTCTCCTAATAGAGAAAAAAGATATAAAACAGACGAAGACATACAAAAAATAATGGATGGGTTCGTAGACCAGCATGATTTAGCGGGTCTTTCTTCTGATATTATTCCAGATTTTATGTTAATGGGAGAATATTTTCTTAAAACAAAGATAGTTAAGGGTGTTGGAGTGGTAGAAATAACAGATAATTGTGATTTAGATGATTATTTGGCTATTTACAAAGGGAGAGATATAGACTCATTCTTTAGATTTAATAGAAAAGCTTCTAAATTTGAACTTATCGATAAAGATGAGATAGTACATTTCTGCTTGAATAATAATAGATTAAGAGTGAAGGTAGAAACTGATACTGATATAATAGACGTTCCAGAATCTGTGAGAGTTGGAACATCAGTAATCTATCCAGTATTATCATCTGTTAAGAAATTGAGCGTATTAGAGACTACTGCATTGGCTTCAGAGTTAAAAAGAGTTTTAGCTCCTATTATAGTATCCGTAGATATGAATGCTGATATGGATAATACTAATACCTCTGAAGCGATAGATAGATATGAGAATATACTTAATAGTATGAATACAGAAGCTTTAAATATGGAGAATTTAAACGTAGGAGATATACTTCAGACAGCTTCAAGATTTAAAGTTATTCCTAGGTTTTCTGATGGTAAGGGTGGGATAGAACAGATACAATTTAACTTTGATAGTTCTGATTTAAACAATAGAATAAACGATGTTAGAAAAAATATAGCTTTAGCTATGGGAGTTCCTTCTTTCTATTTGGCATACGGAGACCAATTGCTGGGTAAAACAGATATGTTAAAAGTTTATTCTGCATATTCTACTAAATTAGTGAATATACAAACATGCTATGGTAACGGTATCAAAGATATAATGTGGAAACATCTATTTCATAAAGGATATTATGTAGAAAAAAATGATATAAAAGTTAAATTTAAATCTGTTACTAACGTGGATTTGATGGATGATATGGAAGTAATAGTAGCAGTAATGACTACTCTTAAAGATTTTGTAGCTTTACTTAATGAGATTTCTTCTTCCGACCAGATAGCCTTAGAAGTAGATAGTAAAGAATTATTAGAATTCTTTAAAATGTATACTGCTGCTTTCCCTAAAATGCAAAAAGTTTTAAAATTATATGCTGATGGAAAAGGCAGACCGATGTTACCTGATAGAGGCGGGGAGCCTATGACCCCTTCTGGAGTTTCTAATAGGGGAAATACTTCTTTCCAAGGTCCTCAATTATCTACTCA